TTGATAAAGATTCCCAATCTAAATCAATTTCTATAGAATCTCCTAGTGCTAGTGAAGATATATCCCTATTCTATACTGATAGGGCAATAACTATAGTAAAACTAGTATCTGTACTTAGAGGTAGTGCAACACCCACAGTATCGTGGACCTTAAGATACTCATCAAGTAGAAGTGATACAGGTACAGCTATAATTACCGCAGGTACCAGTACAACTTCCACCACTACAGGAAATACTGTAACTACATTTAACAATGCAAGTATACCTGCAAATAATTTTATATGGTTAGAAACCACAGCAAAATCAGGAACAGTTGATGAAATTAACATAACAACAATATTTACTTTAGATTAATGGCAGCAGGAGATTTTGCAAAGTATTCAAATTCAAGTCAGGGTATACCCGGTACTACTTATTCAAACCTAAACATAAACATAGAAGACTCAGATACCGGAAGTATAGTAACAGAATCCTCAGGAATTTTTACTCCCTCCCAACCCGGGTACTATCTAATATTAGCAACGGGTAGATTTGATGCAACTCATAATAATAGGGTGAACGTAGTGTGGGATGTATTACAAAACGGAAGCGGTATAGCAGGGTCTTCCGGTTCAGGGTATGCTAGAAATAATGCCAATCCCTATGCCTATGTTAGAGCAGGATCAATATTATATTTCAATGGAACCACTGATACCTTCTCCGTTAGACATAAAAGAGATTCAGGCGCCGGATCTCCTGCAGGTTCTTACGGGTGGACCCGACTAAAACTAGTACACCTGGGAGACAACCTTCCCTATGCTCGATACGGTACCCCAACATCTGGGGGCTATGGGGGAAACACTCCAACTGATATTGGAGGTTGGGATGTAATTACAGAAACAGATACTAGCGTATTAGAATTAGAGGGGGGTATTGATATATCCCTAAAAGACCCTAATAGACCATATTTAATAATATACTCACTAGACAACTCAGATTCAGGAGGTGCTAGGACTACTCGAGTTTCAGATATCACCTTAAACACTACCAGAATAGGACACTCTGGGGGGTACGCATATCAAAGAGATTCCGCTAATCAGCATGCAATACCATTTGGGATAGCACTAGCACATCCGACAACACAAGGTAAAATACGTATTAGGTGTTGGGGGTATGACGATGATGCTGCAACCCTTTGGGGTACCTTTAACAACGGTAGTTGGACCCTATCATCAAACTCAGAAGAAGCAGGTGTTATGATAATTGCTCTCCCTCCTACAACCGACACTGCTATATTTAATGATACTACAGGTGGTGACACAATCTCAGGTACCTCAACCGTACCCTTAACCATAATGGATACTGAAATAAAATCAGGTACAAACTTTACAAAGGATAGTGATACTAGTATTACTATAGGAACTTCATCTGATATTTTTGCTTGGGGTACTATAATGGTTGAAAGAACATCCTCTTCAGGAATTAGAAATACATCAGCAACTCGCTGGCAGTTAGAAGGGGTTGATCAAGACGACTCCGCGTACGGTAATTACTTAAGGGGAGAACAAGGTACACAAGATGCAAAGAATATGGTACTATCTTCAAATTATACCGACTCAGTAAATGCAGGCGATACCTTTATTTTAGAAAAATTTGATCCCGGTACCGATGATGGTCAATTTGATGAAACTTCATGGGGTGGTGCTTTTTTTATAGACTTAAAAACATTAAAATCAATAAACCCTAGAAGGGTATTTCACATAAGTTAAAAATACGGTACAAAAACGAATAGGTATTAATATAGGTTATATATAAACTAAAGAACTGAAGAGTTGGATAAATAAAAATAAAGTGCTATATTAGAACAATATATAATAATCGATTAAATATTAGAAATGGTAAATAAAAAACTAAAACAGAACGAATTAGAACAAATCCAGGAAATTCAAGCCCGAATGACGACAGTTGAACAGCAATTAGGACAAGTGGCTTTAGTAAAAATTAACTTGCAAAAACGTACTGATAATATAACTAACTACTTAGAAGAAACTCAAGAAATGGAACGTAATTTAGCAGTAGAGTTAGAAGAAAAGTACGGAAGAGGTTCGATCGACTTACAAAACGGAGAGTTTATTCCTAGTCAAGTAAATAATACACAGGAAGTAGCGCGGACTGTAAAGTAGGTTCCTTATAATAAAATGAAGTAACAGGTGGGAGGGTTTGTACTCTCCTTCCCTATTTATAAACATCTAAGAACCTGTAAAAAGTTAAGCAGGTTTAGAAAATAAACAGATATTTATAAAAGACATTTAAATAAACTTCATTAAACATGGCAGAAACAATTATCTCTCCAGGTGTATTCACAAGAGAAAATGATATTTCATTTATCCAACCGGCACCTGTAGAAGCAGGAGCAGCAATTATAGGACCAGCAGTAAAAGGGCCAGTAAATATACCAACTTTAGTTACTTCTTATAACGAGTATGTAAGAAAATTTGGAACTACTTTTCAATCTGGATCTAACTCTTACGAATACTTAACTTCTTTAGCAGTAAAAAATTACTTCCAACAAGGAGGTAACTCAGCCCTAGTATCAAGAGTAGTTAGCGGATCTTTTACTAGAGCAACATCAACTAAAATTACAGGATCTGCAGTACCAACTGCTCCTTTTGCTTTAGAGACTTTAGGAAAGGGAACTATATACAATAACTCTACAGGATTAGAAGATAGCGGAGCTGAAAACAGCGATAACTCACTTATCTCAGGCTCTAGCGATAATATTAGATGGGAGGTAAGCAATGTAAATGATGCCCAAGGTACTTTTACCTTAAGTGTACGCCAAGGAAATGATAACCTTAAAAATAAGGTAATATTAGAAACATTTAATAACCTTTCTCTAGACCCAAACTCAGGTAACTATATTGAAAAAATAATCGGTACACAGTACCAACAGCTTACAACAGATAGTGATGGATCTAAATATATACGTACCTTTGGAGAGTATGTAAACAGGTCAAACTATATTAGAGTATCTGCAGTTAATATTCAAACAATAAACTACCTAAGTACAGACGGAATTACAGTTAATACCGACACCGATTCCATATCTTACTCAGGATCACTTCCTATAGGACAGTCAGGATCATTTTATGATGCAGACGGAGGAATAAACCCAGGAGCTAACTTCTTTGGAAACATTAACAGTACAAATACCCAAGGACTAAATCCTTCAACAGACTATGCGGATGTAATAACAGTACTTGAAAATACGGAAGACTATGTCTTTAATATTATTTCTGCTCCTGGATTAGTTTACGAATTAACTAACCACGGCACTCAAATTGACAGTATTATTAGTTTAGCAGAAACAAGAGGAGACTGTATCGCAGTAGTTGACTTAGTAGAACATGGAGATACAGTAGGAGGAGCAACAGCACAAGCTAGTAACCTCAATAGTTCATATGCCGCTTCATACTGGCCATGGTTACAAATGCAATCTGCTACAGGAAAAAACGAATGGGTACCAGCTTCAGTAGTAATACCGGGAGTTTATGCATTTACTGATAACAGTTCAGCACCTTGGTTCGCACCAGCGGGACTTGTAAGAGGCGGAATTGTAGGAGTAATTCAAGCAGAAAGAAGATTAACCAGAACACAGAGAGATACTTTATATAGTGCAAAAATAAACCCAATAGCTTCTTTTCCAGGACAAGGCATTTCAGTATTTGGACAAAAAACACTACAAACTAAAGCATCCGCTTTAGATAGAGTAAACGTAAGAAGATTATTAATCGAGTTGAAAAAGTTCATCGGAGACCAATCTAGAAATTTAGTATTCGAACAAAACACAATAACAACTAGAAATAGATTCTTATCTACAGTTAATCCCTACTTAGAATCTGTAGTACAGAGACAAGGTCTTTATGCATACAGAGTAGTAATGGATGACACAAACAACACAGCAGATGTTGTAGACAGAAATCAATTAATCGGTCAGATATTTATTCAACCAGCTAAAACTGCAGAATTCATAGTATTAGACTTCACAATTGAACCAACAGGTGCAACTTTTGCAGGATAATTTTAAAAATAGATATTTATAATAAAGCATAGATAAAATGGCAATACTAGATCCAAACGAAATAATGTTTAGAGCCTTCGAACCGAAGGTACAAAATAGATTTATCATGTATATGGACAACATTCCATCATTCATGATAAAGACAGTATCAGCACCAAGCTTCGAAGACGGAGAAGTGGTTCTTGATCATATAAACTCTTACCGTAAGATAAGAGGGAAGAGAATGTGGAATGACATGGACATGACACTATACGATCCAATAACACCTTCAGGAGCTCAGGCAGTAATGGAATGGGCAAGATTATCATACGAATCAGTAACAGGTAGAGCCGGCTATTCAGACTTCTATAAAAAAGATTTAACTCTTAATGTATTAGGACCTGTAGGGGATGTAGTTTCTGAATGGATTATCAAAGGTGCATTTATTAAGACAATGTCACAAGGAGATTTTGATTGGTCATCACCAGATGCAGTAGAATTAAAGATTACTATTGCAATGGATTACGCCGTATTAAATTACTAAACATATAAGTACTTATAATAAAGAGCTCGATTTATTTCGGGCTTTTGTTGTTTTAAAAGTATATTCTTCGTATATTTATACCTAGAACTAGTTTTAATTAATAAAATTTATGGAACAAACACAAAAATTCCCTACCGAAGTAGTAGACTTACCTTCTAAAGGAAAACTTTACCCACAGGATTCACCTCTAGCCAAAGGTACTATCGAAATGAAGTACATGACAGCAAAAGAAGAGGATATCTTAACAAATCAAAATTACATAGAAAAAGGTGTAGTTATTGATAAATTATTACAGGCATTAATAGTAGATAAAACAATCGATTATAATCAACTACTTGTAGGAGACAAAAATGCATTACTAATAGCTGCACGAATCTTAGGCTACGGGAAAGATTATGAATTTAACTACGGAGGAGAATTAGAAATAGTAGATTTATCCCTTTTAAACAACAGAGAACTACAACCGGACGTAGAAAAAGCAACAGAAAATTCATTTAACTTCACATTACCTACAACAGGTAAAATAATTACTTTTAAATTACTATCACATGGTGATGAACAGAACATAGACTCAGAAGTAAGAGGTTTAAAGAAAATAAATAAAGAATCATCTGCAGAATTATCGACAAGATTGAAGCATATGATAATAGCAGTGAATGGTGATAGTGAAAGAAAAAACGTTAGAGCGTTCGTAGATAATGAGTTCCTAGCAAGAGACTCTAGAGCATTTAGAAACTACCTTAGAGACTTTCAACCAGACGTAGATATGAAATTTTATCCGGAAAACGGACCGGAGGGAGGGGTTGATGTCCCGATAGGGGTTAACTTTCTTTGGCCTGACGCCAACCTATAGGGTATCCCTATTTACTCAAATACATGAAATAGTATTTAACGGAAAAGGAGGTTATGACTACGACACAGTCTATAACATGCCTATATGGATGAGAAACTTTACTTTCCAAAAAATGCAAGAATTTTATGATAAAGAAAAAGAAGAATACGACAAGGTAAATAAGAAAGGTAGTCAATTGCAAGGACCTTCAATTAAAAAACCTTCATATAGTACAAAGGCTCGTAAGTAATTGCGGGCTTTAACTATTTATAATAAACTAAATCCGTAGATGGCCGCTAATAATAATACAAGTAACCAATTCAGTCAACAAGATGTAGATAGGTCCGAACAAATGACATTTCAGGCAAGAAGTTTGACTGAGGAACTAAAAGACCAGTTAGGAATACGATCACGTTTAAATGAAACTGAGAAAGCACAGCTAAACTTAGCAAGACAGATACAGAGATCTGCACAGGAGAATACAGTTGAGACAGGTAACCAAGGAAATATAACACGTCAGCTTACTAAGGATCTAAAGCTATTACTAAAGGTTGAAAATGAGAGGGTAGCATTAGAAAAACAAACTACAGCCGCACAACAAAAGGGAGCAAAGTTAATATACAGAACTCAATCTAGAATAGAGCAAATACAAAACGATCTTCTGAACTCCTCAGGACAACAGAGAACTAGCCTAGAGGGACAGTTAAATAGTGCTGAGGGTATATTACAAAGTATCCTAAAGATTGCTGATGCAGATACGCAAAGACTTGCTCTGACTTATGGAATGGAAAGCACCCAACAGGCATTAATAGGGCAGAGACAAAAAGAAGAGCAAATACAGAAAAGAATAAACGATAAGATGGGTGTTACCGGTGCTTTAGTAAAAGGAACCGGTGCATTGATGGAAAGACTAGGAATGAGATCCGGTATTTTCCAAGATGCTATGAAAGATTCTGCAGAAGTAATGCGGGAAATGGCTGAGGAGTCCACAAGAATAGTGGAGACTGTAGATGAACACGGGAATATAGTAAGAGGTACTTTAAAGAATTACGGTAAACTGGAGATTATGTTAACTGGTTTTAGTAAACTAGCATCCGGGTTTGGAAAAGCACTATTAGATCCACTTACTATAACAACAGCTATTGTTTCTAAAGTACTTGAACTAAACACAGCCTCTGTTAAACTACAGAGATTAACAGGTCAGGTAAGAGACCTCCAGGCAGGCCACAATAATAGACTAGCAACAGGTGCACAAGTCCTGGGAGTAATGGCTGAAATGACCGAAAGAACCGGTATTGCAGCATCAGCTATGTTCTCATCTGAGGATTTAGGAAGGTTAGCAGAAGCAAAAAACCTACTAGGACTTTCCTCAGAACAGGCTTCTAATTTAGGTATGCTTTCAAAAGTATCTGGAGCATCTATACAGGGGTATAAAGAAGAATTAATTGCAAGTGTTAATGAATTTAACACTATGAATGATTCAGCAGTAGCTCATGGAGTTGTACTACAAGATGTATTAGATGCATCTGCAGATGTCTCTATGTCGTTAGGAGGTAACGCCCCAAAAATCGCCGCAGCATCAGCAGCAGCTAGAAAATTAGGAATAAATCTTACTAAAGTAAACCAGATAGCGGATGGATTATTAGACTTTGAATCTTCTATTGAGAGTGAATTAGAAGCACAATTACTTACAGGTAAAAATATAAATCTTAACAAAGCTCGAGAACTAGCATTAAATAATGACTTAGAAGGGGTCGCAAACGAATTAGCTAAGAACGGAGCCTCAGCAGCAGAATTTGCTAAAATGAACCGAATACAGCAAGAGGGGATGGCTAAAGCTCTTGGAATGAGTAGAGAGGAGATGGGTAAAATGCTTATCAACCAAGAAGGTCAAAAAAATCTTTCAAAAGAACAGAAAGCTGCAATGAGAGGAGTTACTCTTGAACAGTTAGAGCAAATGGAAGCATCAGAATCTCTTCAACTTGCTTTCTCAAAAATAGCAGAACCGCTAGCCAGTATTTTAAGTAGTTTAACTCCTATTGTTACTATGATTGCTAAAGCAGTAGCATTTATAGCACCTATAGGGTCGTACGTGATGGTAGGGGTACTAGCATTTAAAAATCTTGCTACAGCAACACAACTAGCTACAATTAAAACCGGCTTACTTAATACACAAACTAAAATAGGTAATGCACTAACATTGGCAGGAAATACTGTACGAGGAGCTGCTATCTCCTTATGGAATGCAGAAAGTGTTGCTAAATTTAGAAATGCCGCTGCTACCAAGGCGGCGACTCTGGCGGAACATCTTATGAACGCAGCAAGAAAGGTAGGGATAATACTACAAAATACAACTGCTGGAAGATGGGTTATAGAAAGAGCCCAAATAGTAGCATCAACTGTTGCTAAGTGGGCTAACATAGGGGCAACTAGTGCGCAAGCAGCAGCAAACGCTACTTTAGCAGGAACCCAATCTACAGTAGCAGCAACAGCAATCCCTGCAGCAGGAGGATTAAGTGCAATGGGAATAG